AAAAAAACAACTAGAACCACAAGTAAATCATTTATTAGAAAACATAATCAAATTACAAGAATTAATTGGTGTTGAAGATGATAGTAGAATACCAAGTGATCTAGTATGGGATTATGGAGATAATGAAAAAGTAGATGACCAAAAGAAAATAGCAACATTAAGAGCTATACAAGGTGTAATGAGCATACCTTATGAAACAAGAGCCAAAATAACAACACCTATTTTAAATAAATTAATAGATGAAAAAACAACAGCAGAAGATTTAACAAAAGCATATAATAAAGAGAAAGATGATATAAAATTAGTATATGAAGAAGTTTAGTATTGCTGATAGTGTATTTAAGGTAAACTTGAAATATGCAAAATTACAAAACAAATCTAAAGAGTTATTTTTTAGGTGTTTACAAGAAGACCGTTCTGTCGAGTATTTTAAAGCCGAATTAGAGGCTTTATGGGGTATAAATGATATGACATACCTAGAAGAACAAATCTTCGAATATCAGGCTTATTTACACGAAAAAAATACAAATAAAAAATTAGACAAAACAAAAACAACAATAGCAGGACTAGCAGCATTAGCAGTTATTCCTAAAACAAACAAGTTGTTTACAAAAGTAAAAGAAAAAGAATACATATTAAGAATAGAAAGTCTAGGTTATAAAACAAACAAAGACGAATATTTAAAAAAGTTAGTACCAAAATATACAAGTGATGTCAAGGCTTATCGAAATGCACAAAATGAAGTAGTAAGGTTCGTTAAGCCTAGCACTTATAATTCTATGGTATATAATACAACACTTACAAGAAATGGGTGGGTGCAAACATTAAATGATGGAGATGATATGGATATAGGATATTACTATATACCGAGTCATAACTTTAGTTGCATTCATTGTGCCGAACATCAAAACATAGCAATGAGCAAAGAAGAATGTATGAGATTATTAGGAACAGCAGATGATGGAGCTGAAGAATTATTACACCCAAACTGTAAATGCGAACTAACTTTTTATAATCCTAATTTAGTTCTTGATAGCACAATAAATAGAGAACAAATAGAAAGAGAATATGATATAAGACAACAGGTAAATGTTTTAACTCTTAGAAAAGAAGAAATATTAAGTGATATAAGAATACAAAAGGAATTAGGAAACCAAGATGAAGTTGATAGATTAAATCAACAACGCAACAAAATAAATAGTTCAATAAAAGAACTACAAAATGAGTTGCCTACCGATGAATTGCGTAAACAAGTCGTTGCAATTAATCGTTAAGCATAAACTGTCCCTTATAGTGCAATCTTTATAGGTTGCATTGAGTAGATATGAATAACTAATCAGGTTCGCAATTAGCAATATGCTTAAATCTGTCGAGTGCAGAACTTATATCTATTCAATGGTGCTTATAAAGTGCCACCACTCACTTCTAAATAGTCGACAAATAGGAGGAAGAATAATGGATATTTCAAAATATCTAAAAAACAAGGATATTCAAGTGTCCAACGAAGACATTGACTTCGAAAAACTTGAAAAAGACATTAGAAAAGGTTATGTATTAAGTGAAGAAGTAGACAAAGCAAGAAACGAAGCTGAAAAAGAATATACATCAAAATACACTACACTTGAAGATGAAAAAAATAAGTTGGAAAAGTCTTATGCTGATATCGAGGCACGAAATACAGAACTAACTAATGCAAATCAAGGATTAAAACAAAAAGTTGAAATGGTTTCTTTAGGATTTAGAAAGGAAGACTTAGAAGAAGTATCTAAATTAAGAAACAGTGTTTATGAAAGTGAAGAAGATGATATAAAAGCATTTTCTGCTATTAAAGAACGCTATGGATCTACATTTGGTTTTACTTCTAATGAACCAGAAAAACCTAAAATACCAGAAGAACCTAGTTTTAATTCAACAAATGAAACAAAACAAGAAATAAAGATTACTAGAAACTCAAGAATTAAAGATTTAGTAATCAAATAGAGAAGGAGAGATTAAATTATGTACGCAGAAGTAAACTTAGATTTACAAGCATTCGCAAAAAGAGTGTATGATAGTATTTTATATCAATCAACATTCTACAAATTTTTAAATACTAACTATATTGGAGAATTAAGACAAACTGGATCTCCAGTAATCGAAATAGCAAAAACTAATGCTCTATCAGTAAATGTTAGAAGCACAAAAGAAATCCAATCAGGATTAACACCAGCATTAACTACTTATACTCACACTATGGTAGATTTAACTGAATTACCAATGGATTATTCAATCCGTGTACCATTAGTAGTTTCTGGAAGCGATATTACTAACGCTATTCAAGACGCAGCTGACCTAGAAGACAGTGCTATTGCTAAACAAATCGATACTTATGGATATGGTAAATTAGCAGCAGCTACTATGGACGAGTTCGAATGGGCTCCAACTACTAGCGATGACTACATCAAATTACTTAACTCTTTAAGAGCTAAATTATTCAATAAAGATATCACAGGAGATTATAGAATTGGTTTAGGAGCTACTGAATATGCTAACTATGTATCAGCATTAACTTCAGTTCTTAAATATGAAACTATGTCTGGTCGTGAAGGTGTAGATATGGGTATCATAGCAGTTGCTTATGGTATATCTGCATTCGAAATCAATGACAATGTATTAGACGGAACTATTGGATACTTCTTCAACCCAATCGCAGTTGTAGGAGATACATTCTTCAGTGCATTCGTTCAACATAATAGTCCACAAGGATATCCTGGATACTATGTTCTTGAAGGAAACCAAATGTTTGGTGCAGAAGTTGTTAGACCTGAAGCTATCGTAAGATTAGTAGACGAAATATCAGCTTAATAGAAAGTAGGTGAAAACCTATGCAATTCTTTACAATAGAAGAATACGAAGAAAAATATGATACACAAGTTGAACTCTATCAAATAGAAATGGCTTGTGAAATGATATATAGTCAAGTAGGGGTAAGATATCGTAATCCAAATTGGAACGATACAACTTGCCCTATGGCTATTAAAAATGCCAGTATGGAACAATTAAGATTTATGTTAGAATACGAAATACCTTTTTTAGATAATCGTGGTTCAATAAAAGCAGGAGCAATGGAAAGTGATCTTATAAGTGATATAAGTACACTTGCATTAAGAATGCTAGGAAATGCTGGTTATCTATATAGAGGAAATCCAATTAATCAAAATATGGGTATGAATATACCGTTTGGAGATTAATATGTTTAATGTCAATGGAATACCTGCTACTTTAATTCAAAATAATAGAAATGAAAGTAGTGTATATGACGATCAAGACAAACAAGAAGTAGACATAAAAGTATGTCCTTATAATGTTGATGAAAGTGTTGCTTTTGGAGAATATACAACTGCACAAGCAAAAGGCTATTTTATAGTTAAGAGTAGTGTAGATGTAAGAGAAGGTGATGAAATAATAGTTGGCGATAGGACATTCTCTATAATAGATTTAAAAGATAATTGGATATGGAATAAAGTTGCTAATATTATACTAGCAGTAAAATAATGGATATTGAAGTTAAGATAATAAAAGGGATACCAGAAAACCAAATAAAACATTTTGAAGATAAAACAGTGTATAATTGTGCTTTACTAACTCGAGAAATAACAAAAAGCAGTAATGCTTATCCTTATTTAACAGGTAAATTAAGTAGAAGTGAAATTGCATTACCAATTGAAGGTAATAATGCTTCTTATAGTTTAGGAACTGGTGTAGATTATGCCAAGAGAGTTTATAACTATAAGAATGTTAATTGGACTAATCCTAGTACAAAGCCTCAATGGTATCATTCTATATTCGAAAAAAATGCAGGAACAATTGTTGGAGATGCAGTATCGCACGCATTGAAAGAGGTGTAAAATGAGCGAACAAGACATAAAAAATAAAAACTTAGTGTTAATAGCTTATCTTAATTCTATCATTGAAGGATATAAGATTAAAGCAGAATATTCCACTAATGACAACGATATAAAAGTTATTGTAGTTCAAGAAACATCAGGACAAAAAGTTGTATTATGGGATACGGATCCTTTATTTAATTATTATAACATTGATATATTTGATAATAATATCAAAGAAGCAAAAGAAACAAGTGTAATTATAGGCAATTTAATAGGTAATAATGTATATTTTGATTGGGAAACAGTTGATAAAGACAAAAAGAAAGAAATACAACAATGGCAAATAATGTTTAAACAATTTACAAACCCTAGAACTATTGCATACGAAGATATCCGTAGAGTGAGTTATACTTCTACACTTCAATGTATAGTTAATAGGATATCATAAAGGAGGAAAATTATGGAATGGTATATTAGTAATAGAGAACTTATTAAAAATCTAGCTATTAATACAGGAACTACTGAAAATCCAACTTTTACTACTATTTGTACTACAAGTGAGATTGGTGTAGAAACTGAACTTGAAGAAAAAGATTTCTATGTTTTCTGTGATGCTTTACAAAGAAAACTAATTACTGGTGCTAGTGTGACATTAACTGGTACTTTAAAATTAGATGTAAACAATGAAGGAGATATAGCTTTCTTAGATAAAGTTCATACTTTAATCGCTGATGGAGAAGTTTCACAATTCAGTGGAATACTTGTTAAGTTTGATTTATTAAGTGGTGTAAGTAATAGTACATTAGAATATACTACTTATCAAGCACAAGTATCTCTTAACTTAAGTGATCTAGGTGGAGCAGCAGAAGATGAAAGCGAGTTCTCATTTGAAATGCAACTAATAGGAAAAGCAACTGAAGTAGCTTCAGCATAAATCCTTTAGGGTAGGGGGTAAAACCTCTACCTTTTTATTATTAAAGAAAGGAGAAAAAATATGAATAATGCAGAAGTCTTAATAAAGTTTAAAGGCGATACAAAAGACGCAGACAGATCCACAAAAGAGATGACTGCTAGTATAGATGGACTTACAAAAAGTTTTACATTAGCAAGTTTGGCAGCAAAAGGAATAACAACTGCAATAAGCGTGTTTAAATCTGGATTAGACGATGCTATTTCTAGAGTAGATACATTAAATAACTTTCCACGAGTAATGAGTAATCTTGGAATAGGTGCAGAAGAAAGTGCAGAAGTAATTAATGATTTAAGTGAAAAATTAAAAGGGTTGCCTACTACATTAAATGATGCTGCTATGTCAGTACAAAGATTTACTTCTAAAAATGGAGATGTAAAACAAAGTGAAAAATTATTTTTAGCAGTAAATAATGCCATCTTAGCAGGTGGAGCCAATGCTTCAGTTCAAAGTGCAGCACTAGAACAAATAAGTCAAGCGTACGCTAAAGGCAAGCCAGATATGATGGAATGGAGAACATTGATGACTGCTATGCCAGCACAACTTAAACAAGTAGCAGTAGCTATGGGATATACTGATGCAGCAATGCTTGGAGAAGCAGTAAGAGCAGAAGAAGGAGCTGCTGAGTTCCAACGAATGATGGACACTATGATGCTTATGAATACAGAAGGAATAAATGGTTTTAAATCATTTGATGAACAAGCTCGTAATGCAACAGGTGGTATAGGAACATCAGTTAAAAATATGAAAACTGCTTTTGTAAGAGGAATAGGAACAATATTAACAAGTGTAGACGAAGCATTAGTTGATTTTGGTGGATTGTCTGGTGTTTTACAAAAAATAGGTAAA